ATACGACTTTTCCAACTCATGTTGATAATCCACATGATTAATATATTCAGTGCGGATCGCTTTCATTTGCTTAGTCATAACTAACCTCTACCTCTGTTTTCACAGTCACAAAATGCCAATCATAATCATCACGCTCTTCGTCGAAGTACCCGTCTTTTTTGAGGTCTTCTAAATGTTCTTCGGCCTCTTTTTCTGAGGCGTGTGAACATAGATCACGGTCACCGTCAGATTTAGTGTGAATAGAAATAACAGCGACAACGTCCCTGATTTCTATGACCTTGAACGAATACGCAAGGTTGGTTGTATCTGCCATCTTGTAACCTTCGATGAAAGCCTTGGCTTCGCCCATCGTGTCAACAGGCCAGTTGATCTCTGTTGATGGCTCCCCTGCTGATACGACTGCTGATACTTGAACCTTGTACCCTGTGTTCATGACTTTGGTTTCCATTGCTTGTCCTCCAAATGATTAATGAAATAGTGACATTACATTAGTCTAAAAAACATATCAAGTGTTTTTGTGTACTAGGTTCGCGGCACTCGTAACATTTGTATTAAGGGTCTTTCAGCGAGATGGAGGAAAAATATTTTTTTTTTTTTGAAATGAGGCGTTACGAGCGTTACGGATGTTACGGATTAAAATAAATTGTTGAAAATCCTGGGAAAAAAAAAGATTGAACTCGTAACGTTTTACCCTGTTTCGTAACATCCGTAACGTTTCTAGGTGCTAGAACCACGAAAACATAAAAATGGTTTTTAACTTTTGCAGCAAAAAGCTTAGATTTTTTGATTAAAACGTTACGGATTTGTATCATTATTTGGCTAGTCAAACCCTTATAGGAGAAGTTATGACTAAAAGTGTTACGGCTGAGAGGAAGCTGACGAACCGCCAAAGAGAGTTCTGTAAACTGATAGTCGAAGGCATCTATTCAAATGCGGAGTGCGCCAGGAAAGCAGGGTTTTCTGTGAATGTGGCTCCGAAAACAGCTTCTGTTTTACTGAACGGGAAAGACTACCCTCACGTAGTAGAACACATAAAAGAACTGAGGGAGGAAAGAGAACGCCAGTACGGAGTGACACTGATTGGTCAAATGAAACGACTGTCTGAGCTATCAAAAGGTGCGGAAGATGTTGGTCAATATTCTGCGGCAATCAACGCAGAAAAAATTCGGTCAGCATTGGGTGGTCTAACTATCGACAGAAGAGAAACAGTTAATCGAATCGATGATATGACAAGAGAAGAAATTATGGGACGGTTGGCTGATCTTCAAAAACGATACCCTCATGTAGTAATCGACGGAGAATTCAAAGATGTCACGAGGACCCGAAGCGAATTTTTGGACGGCGATCCGAAAGAAACTACCGAAAAATTGTTACGCTTGGAGGTTGGAGAACAGGGTCTCAGCAGGGATGCCTGATCTTTATATCGTTTGGGAATCAATATCATTCTGGATAGAACTGAAGGTAATTAAAAGTAATAAAGTGAATTTGAGTCCACAGCAAACTGCTTGGCATATCTCACACAGTCACGCAGGAGGTCTCTCGTTCATCTTAGTTAAGCACCAAGGGTCGGGTAGCCTATATTTATTTGAGAGCCGTGAAGCGAGAACCTTGGCTTCTGAGGGGGTGTTCCATACTGAAGGTTCTAGGCTCGAGGATATTGAGTCTGTGTTCCAGGCGATCCGCGATCAAGCTGACCAAACCCTGCGACCCTGCGCCCTTTCTCATCAGGCATTTGCCCAATAAAAAACCCCTCCGAAGAGGGGTTGGTTCTCAGTTTGGAGGACTAAGAAACTGGTAGTGATTCTGCGCTCTGCGACCCTGCGTGTCAAGTCCTGCGACCCTGCGCCCTTGTATATATGTATATGATCTTGGCAGCAGAACCCCAGGGTGGGGGCCGGAGCCCCCGTGGTTGGATTAGTGAAAGCTGTAAGAGACATTCGCCACGTTCGCATCCCAACAGCTTCGGCAATCGAGGCACTTGTTACCTTGTGAACTGGCAGGACAAGCTTGGCCGAACGGGGATCGATCCTTGTGAACGGTGGAAGTATGCGCCCATTTGTTGGACGCAGCCGAATCAATTTTGGTCGCGCTCATGCGAACAATAGCATTGTTCGGCTGTTCCGTTTGCGCGAGGGCATCTTTCCAAATGGCGGGCTCTTTGGACGGTATCCAATGTTTAATCTCTGGAGTCTGTCGGCAAATCTCTAGAATGTTAGTCGCCATTTGTACGCTTTGCACGTCGCCAGAATCGAACCAACGGAAGTATCCATTGGTGCAAAACTGGCGTAATTCTTCGACCATCTTCGGTACGAATTCTAAGCTTGTCATAAAATCCATGCGTCGTTGCATGGCGTTTCTGGTGTTGGGCATACGATAGAAACCCTTGAGCGCATAGCAATCATGGCAAACTGTGCCTTCGATCTCTGCGAGTTTCGATCCTGTTTTGCATGCTCTAGCGTCCAACGATATCGCTGGACATGGCATCTTTGACGGGTGTGAAAGTATTTTAGATTTCATTGTTTTAGTCCTCCAAATAAAACTAGGTACAGTGTATCACAAAAACTAGTGTAGTCAAAACCCTGCGACCCTGCGACCCTATGTTTTTGAGATATGAAAAGAGCCCAGGCATTGCCTAGACTTTTGTTGCATTGCTGCAGGAAGAGTGGGGCATTACGCCCCACACTGTTCCTCACCGAATGTCGTATATTGTACTTTGATTAAATACATTGTGCCGTTGTCGCTATACACAAACCAACGACCGGCATCTAGTGTGCATATTGCATGAACTTCCATCCATGGCGTTTCTCTGCAATCGTAGTTCAAGACTTCAGCAGTCTTATCTTCAAACACATCAAAATGACTAATCAAACGTCCCCAACCATCAGGACGCTTTTCTAAATCAGTAACGATGAACACATCATACTCACCGTCACCCCAACCGTTGTGATAATAAAATGTTCCTGATTCTGTTCTGATAGCTAGCGAGCCACCGTCACATGCATATGTATACTGTTCCATTATTCGTCCTCCAAATAGGTATCAATTTCATTTTCGACATTTTCAATACTGTTAGCCCAATCAGATACGTCATAGTCAAAATCTTCGACCTCGCCATCTAACTCAGAACCAACTTCATCTAATTTGCTGCGGGCTTCTGCTAGTAAGCCCGATATTTTTTCCAACTCTTTTTTAATATTCATCTTTTGTCCTCCAATTTAAGACACCTAAAGTGTAACACAAAAACTAGTGTAGTGGTAATTTTTTTTAGTTGACCGACTGCCAGGATGTCGGCAACTAAACCGCAGCTGCAGCACCCTGCGACCCTGCGACCCTGCGACTCTGCTTTTATATATATGAAGATTTGAGCCCAGGATGGTTGTTAACTGGTGCAGTAGTTCGCAGCCGTTTGATGGATCGATCCGTACCAGTGAGCAAAAAAAAGCCCCTCCGAAGAGGGGCGCATAACAGAGGACACTGTTATAAGTAGACCGACGTGGTTATCTCCGAAGGCGTAAACTTTATTTTCATATGCCCGTTTTTCTCAAGAGCCTCTACCATTTCTTTGTTGAGGGGAATCCACTCCGCGAAATCGTCACCACCTACGGCTTCACGACATTTTTCCCAAAGATCTTTTGTCTTAGGTGAATAACCTTGAGCGTAGATGACATGACACTTTGTCTCATCCAATTTATCGGATTTAAAAGTTCCTGCCATTAGATAGATGCCATCATCCTTGACTAGGTGCAAACCATAGTCTTTCGTGGTTTCTTTACTGTATGGAATTGTGCGCTCATTCTCACGCATGAATGTGATCATGCGCGAAAACTCTTTACTCTTGAATGTTAGCGTTGTCATTTCAAAGCCTCCTCAATCTTATAAACTGCATCGGGGCTAAAGCCTCCGATGTTCCATGAAGTAATGTCCTCAAGGTTGAGACCATCAGCACCACAATAGTTTTTGCCATCTTTCCAATTATAAAGCGTGGCAACCGTGCCATCTTCAAACTTAAACGCCCACTCAGCGTCCGTCTTGTAAGCGTCGCCCTGAGAGTGTGGCTTACCTAGTTTGTCGATGATGTTTTGAAAGGTAGAGGTAGTGTAGCCCTGCAAATGTGAACCACCTATTTCTCTGTCTGTTGCTTGTTCCATTTTTTGTCCTCCGTTTTAAGACAAGTAAAGTGTACCACAGTTAAATCACAATAATAC